TTGAAGATGTTCCAATTGTTAACACAGTTGTTAAAGTATCTGTTGTTAAATCAAACGTTTCGCTTTTAAAAAAATTAGCCACCGAAGAACCACTCCTTTGCGTCCTCTTCGTTTTTTAAATCTTGTTGATATGAAAAGTTTAATTCACTTTTGATTGTATCAACTGCACGAAGAATCTGTCTCTGGTTTTCAACATCATATTCTTGTTTAGGTTCAGGTATGTATGAAGTTATTCTGGCCATTAAGATCCTTGTATATTTAATAAATATTCTTCTAATGTTTGTTCTGGTGTAGATAAAGAATTAATTCCTGTATAATCATTTAAGTTCGTTGGTTTAATATTATTAAAATTACCAAACTGTTCTTCAAACATTTCATCTGTTAGATAATCTTCTATAACAGGTGTATCACCATAAGTAATTCTTTTTCTTGGAGCTACAAATTTATTTGCACCGGGATAATTAGTTCCTGTTGCTGTTACAAATCCTTTAGCTACATTTGGTGTTCCTGTAGTGGCTAACATTAATTCATTACCAAGATCGTTGTAGTATTCTGGATTAACAGTAGGATCCATAGTGGCTTCATATACTCTAGTATTTATACCACTTGCATCATATGTTGGTTGATCATAAGTTTTGCCTAAACCAAATCTTTGTCCAAGACTTCTAACTATGTTTCCTAAAAATCCACCACCTGTAAAGAAGTCCATGATGCCTCCACCTCTTGTGTTTCTCATGGCATTTCTAGCCATTAAATTTTCTATGCCACCACCTCTAGTAAAAGCTCTGGCTCTTGCTAACTCTGCTGGTGATATTCTATTTTTGCTATCAAAAAAACCTGGATTAACTCTTTGACCTGCACCTGCAGCAATAGCTGCGGATCTTAAATCTTGTACTAATTGTGAAGGCTTTCTATCTACTCCTGGAGGTAATTCCGTACCTCTTCTTCCTTCTAAATTACTAGCTCTAACTTCCGCTCTATCTGCAGCAGATCTACTACCTGTTTCAGCAGCGCTCATTGCAGCACCAGATGTAAAACTTCCTTCTGCATCAAACGAATCATAACTAGGAACATTTGATGGTCCTTTGTGTGGTGTTCCTGGGTTTTGTTTCTTTAATTGTTTTTCTTCTGCATCTGTTATGTATGCAAGTTTTGTTCCTGGTGCATTTTTTCTAGCTTTAAATTCTCTAGGTACAGTTACAGAATCAGAATTTTTTGTATAATTCTTGTAACCATCTTGATCTACGTAATCTATTCTTTTATCTATAGCCATTATCTTCTACCATCTGGTTTTATATCAACACGTAATGTGCCGTAACGCCAAGTTTCTCCTACAGCGTCGTTTTCTATTTTTAATGCTACAAGTCTTCCTCTTGCACGTGTGTCTACTTTATCAGTAGAAGACGTGATTGTAAAGGGACCTAGCGGTGAGCTAGATGCTGTGTTATTTGGATAGTCATTTAACAATAATGTAACTTTAGTATTGCCTGTTTGTACAGCAAAGTCAGGTATAAATCTTCTAACAGACATAAAGAACTCACCATCTCCTCTAAGATCAGCAAGACCGGTTGTGCCTCCTAATGCGCTACGTCTTGCAGATATATCATAATCTCCAGATTGTATGAATGCTGAAATTGCTGTTGTACCAGAGCTATTCACTTGATCGGTTCCTACTTCATGAGCATAGTAAGTTGATGCTCCGTATGTATTTGTAATACCTTGAATGTCAAAATTGGGTGTAGCGCTGTCATTATATTCAGTTGCATAAGGTACACCGAACACACCTGTATCAACATAACTTGTTCTTGCCAATGATCCTGTAGTCCAAACTTGTTCTGCATAATTATATGTAACCACTCTGTCTATTTGATCTGATCCTGATTTTGGATAAAACCAATTTACTTCACTATAAAGTGTATTGTGTTCTGCATAAACTACATCGCTTGAATTAAAATTAATTCCTAAATTATCACCATCAGTATTAAATACAAAGTCTTCAACTAAACAAGGTAAGGATTTTACTGTACCATCGTATGCAAAGAATCCACCTTCACCTGACATCCAAAATACAATACCATCAGAATAACTTAAAGCATGTTGACCAATTAATCCACAGTTTGTACCAACTTGTTTTACAGAAAAAGTAAATGGTGGACCAACGAATTGAATTACGTATGCAGAGCTATCTGTTAAAACTAAAGTATAATCTTTACCAGATACAGCACCTACAATTTTATTTCCTTTGTCTAATCTAAAACTACCAGCAGTATTTATTGCAGTTGGTGTATAAGTATTTAAGTCTTCTTGATTTGAAAATCTTATAAACATAGGATCAACAGTTGTTGTATCTCCTATTGTTGTTTCAGTTCCAAAATGAAACAAATGTCTATCTCTATCTGAAACTTGCGTTAATCTGGATGACGTCGGATTGTTTGTCGTTTGAAAATTTGTAGTTGTAGTTGACGCTCTGATTGTTCGTGCATTTGTCGCTCCTGCGTTCCATGTAAATGTTTTACCACCTGATATGGTTGCTACTAATACTTCTCCAAAATTATCAAGACTCCAGTTTCCTGGTTCCAGAAACACGTTACTAGTTGTTCTTTCGGTGCCCCACGTTGATGCGCTCCAAGTATCTGTCCCCCAACCATAACCTGCAGTTTGAATTGTAGGACCAACTTCTGCATATGGATTAACAGATGCGGAACCTGCAGCTGTCATTCCTGTTCCAGACTCTGTTGATGCCATCGTAATTGTAAAACTATTTAAATCAGCTGTTATAATTTCATAAGGTGTGTCTTCAAAATCACTTGATACATATCCCGTAGCACCTCCTCCCGGTAATGTTACAGAAGTAAATGTAAAATATCTTCCAGCAGATAATCCATGTCCCGTTTTATTTATAGTGACGGTCGCTGATCCAGTTGTAGACGTAAATGTACAAGAAGTGATTGCCGTATCTAATGGAGAAATGTCATAAAAGTCCTCTCCATAATACAAAAATAAACCTTGTGATGTTCCTATAGCTGCATACTTTTCACCTGCAATACTAGTCCAAGTATGCTGTGCACGCGCTGCTCCAGGTAAAGTTAAATTTTGTATAGTAAGTTGTTGCCAACCACCTATTTTTTCAGGTAGGCCATATCTAAATCTAACAAAATCACCATCGACCCATTGAGATTCTCCTCCGGAATCAGTGACCATTTTATTAAAACCAGGTTTAAAATTGAGTTTTTGTAGCATACCAACTCATTATATCTGCTTTTTATTTAGATATCAATTACTTAAAACTAGGTCCTGTTACCCAACAAACCAGTGAGTTTCTTTCACCTTTAGTCACAGGAGTTACTTCGTGAAGAACAAAACTTGGAAACACAACTAAGTCTCCTATTTGTCTTTTCATTTTAATTGGATTTGGACCATCGTGAAGTAATAAGTCTCCGCCTTCATATTTAGAAGAATCTGTAAGTTGAACTGATATAGAAAGTTTTCTTATTAAAGCGTTTGTAGATCTATCTACATGTTTACCATAATGAGATCCAGGAGCTTTATAATTAGTAAATTGAAATCCTTCAGACATAGAAGTTATATCAAAACCAAAAAATCTTTCATTTAAATTTAATACAGTTCTACTAACTTTTTCAAATATAAATTGAGTTTCTTCCGAAGGAAAAATCCAAGAAACCTTACTCTTTCTTATTTTATCATCCTGTTTAGGATTTTTACTTGATACTTTACCTTTTTCTAAACAAAGTTTTTTTCCTATTTTAACTATATGAGCACATTCTTCTGGAGTAAATATATTATCCCAATAAGCAAATAAATTAACTTTATCTGATTCAAATGTCCAAAGTGAACTTTGTATTTTTTTATTCATCTAATGTTATATTGGTTGCTACACTAATTCTAAGATTTTTACCATTAATTTGTCTTCCTACGGCATGATGTAATGTAGAAGGAAAAATTAACATTGTATCTTCTTTAGGTAATAAATTAAAATTAGGAAAAAAATAACTATTACTAGAATCTATTTTATTTAAAATATCATATGTTTTAGGAGCTACCCATTGCATACTCTCAGATATATTATTTGGATTTTTAAAAGTTAT